GCTCGCTGTTCCAGTCGAACATGGCGTTCGCAGACCCCGATGTTCTCACGTTCGCCTTCGCGCTCTTCCAATCGCCGTTGGCGTTCGTGACCGTCGTGCGCACCCCGATGTCGACGCCCAGCGGAGGCGAGTCCACCTTGCCGACCCATGCGGTGCCGTTCTTGCGCATCGTGACGTTTTCGAGGTACGTGTTCCCCTCCTCGTCCTTCCAGTAGACGCGGCTGACCACCTTGCTGTAGTCGACGTATGGCGAGCCCGTGCTCGCGGGCGTGACCGTCACGGTGCCGTCTGCGGAAATCGACACAACCGGGTCTGCGATGTCGGACGGCTCGACGTTGGCTTCGATGGGGAACGTGTATCGCTGGCCGAGCACATAGCTGCCGAAATCGTCGAACGTGCACGTGTGCGCATATGAGGTCTCGTCGGTGAGCAGCGTCATGTCGATGAACTTCACCTCGCCGCTGTCGGCATCGACGTATTCCTCGGGAACCGTGAACGTGAAATCGCCAGCGTTCGCGTCGGTCGATTCCGATGTCGCGTGCTCCTCGATCACGAGCGGCGGCTCGATGACGTTGCCATCGGCCCCGACCGCGCCGATGGCTTTCAGGTCGAAATTGCCGTGCTGCCAGTTCGTCTCGACGTACACCTTGTACGAGCCATCGTCCTGCTGCTCGGCTTTCATCTCCGTGACGAGCGGGACGTATGTCACGGCGATGACGGATTCGCCCCACTCGCCGTAGTTCCAGCCGGTGCCGCCTGCCGACGACGTGGCGTTGAACGCCCGCACCCTCACGCGGTACTCGTTGCGGTCGTATGGCCCCGCTGCGGTCGAGCCGTTCGCGAGGTCATAGGCGAACGGGTGGCGGCTGCTCTCGAACACGCGCCATCCGCTGATGCCGAGCTTCGTCTCGCGCCACACCTTCGACGGTACGGGCGCGGACGACGACAGCGCGTTGCCCTGCCACGGCCCCCACTCGTTGTCGTCGGAGTCGGTCTGGACTTCGGTTCCCGTCGCGACATGGCCACCGCCGAGGTTGCCGACCCACGGCACCCACATGTCCTCGCCGTCCCACGCGCTCGTGGTGACGGTCTCGCCGGTCTCGTCGTCGACGTAGCTCACCGTGCCAGCGTCCTGAGCCGCCTTCCAAGGCGCTTTGCGCCGCCTGATGCAGTACTGCATCTGGAAGTTGGAGTGGACGCTCCTGCACGCGAACCTGAACGTCTGCGACGTTGGGATGACCTCTGCCGTGTCGGTGGCGTTGATGACCTCGTACCGCTGGTTGCCGAAATCGCGCACCCACGAGATGTTCGTCGGGACTTCATATGAGCTGTTGAGGGCGTAAGCCATTTACTTTCCTCCCATTGCCGTGTACCTCGCGATGGTGCTCAGGTAATCCTCGGTGGCCTGTTGCAGCGCGGGCACGGAGTTGATGAGCACGTCGTTGAGGTAGACGTTCGTGATGCTCGTGGAGCCTACGCCGCCCATCTCGGATGCGATGGTCTGCGCGAACGGTCGCACGTAGCGGTGGTTCTCAAGCGGCACGACTGCGGTGCCATGCGCCCAGCGCACCAGCGCCTCGGCACCGGCTTCGCCGACGAGGCCCCAGTTCGTCATCGTGGGCTGCGTCACGATGCCCGTGATGCCGCCAGCCGCGTGCGCTGGAATCGCACGCGTGATCGGAAAATCGGTGAACGTGCCTGTCGCACCGGCTTTTTCATCAAATATGGCTTTAGCCTTGAATATGAAGGTCTTTGCCGTTGCGGTTGAGAACCTCGCGAGCACGTTGTCAAGCGCACTGTTGGCTTGCGACGTGTCGGCGTAGATACTGATGGTCTTGCCGTTCAGAGTACCTACTTTGCCTTTCAGATTCTCGACCTTTTCCGTTGTGGGCGTGATCGTCCCGTCGTCGCTTACCTTGAACACCTTGTTGCCGACAACGATGTAATCAAGTCCACGGACTTGCTCATCGAGAATCTTGATGGTTCCATCATCGTTCACGACGAACTTTTTATCGGCGAGCTTGAACGCGCTTATGACTTCAAGGTTGCTCTTGACTTGCTCTGATGACAATCCCGCGTTCTCCAAGGCCGCTTCCGCGTCTTTCAAGGACGTGCTGACCGATTCGGATGACGCGGCAGCATCCGAATTGCTCGCTTTCATCTCTTTCAGCTTCTCGATGACCTTATCGGCGTTTCCATCCGCTTCTTGCCACATAGCGGAAAGCTCCGAGCCGGACACGCCCGCATCGTCGGCGAGTTCCATCATCTTCTTCGCGTTGTCCCCGAGCTTCACGCCGTTGTCCTCAAGAAGCCGCCCAAGTTGCGACAGGCTTCCCGTCCATCCCTCTTCGATAGCTTGAACCGACTCTGCGGAAAGCCCGTTGAGCTGCTTGAACCCGAGTCCAAGGAACGAGAGCGAGTCGCTTAGGTCGTCGGCGTCGAGGCCGTTTGTCGCGAGCGCCTGCGAGAACTTGTCGAATCTCGTGATTATCGAGTCTATCGACTCGGTGTTGTTCGCCGCGTTAGTGAGCGTATCGTATGTGCCTGAAAGCGTTTCAGCTTCACCATTGAGCTTGTTGTACTCGTTTTCGAGCGCCTTTACCTCGTCGTAATATCCCTTCGTGCCAAGAGACTCGTTGCCGTAAATCATATCTTGCCAATACCTGACAGAATTAAAGTCACCGCGCTCGTATGCGTCGCTCATGTTCTTCTTGTACTCTGAAAGCTGCTTGCGTCCGCTTTGCAGCGCCGAATAAGCCTCCGCCGCGGCATTCGAGGCATCCGTGTACGCGTCTTTCATGGCCTCTGCCTGCCAGAGCAGCTTCTTGTTGTCAGCGGCCTGCTTGAACGCTTTCGCAAGATCTACGAGAGCGCCCTCCTGATCGCGAATCGCACCCGTTTCGTCTACGACATATGAAGTGCCGTTTAACTCGTTGAACTTGTTGACTGCCTCTCTGAGCATGTCGAGCTGGTTTTCCGACAGCTCTGCACCGCGCTTCGCGGCGTCGCCGATGGTCATGATTCTGCTCGTGACCTCATCTAGCTCTTTCGACTTGTCGGCAACCTGAATAAGCGACTTCGAGAAGTCTTTCTGCATGTCGATGTTGGACTGGGCCGCTTTGTCTGCCGCTTCCTTGGTCTCGCTCAACGCTTGGTTGTAGGTCTTTACGTCCTCTGCGGCTTTTTTGGTGGTCTCGCCCATCGCCTCGAACAGATTGTTCGACACTCGTGCCGATTCCGCGAACCTGTCAGAGCGCTCTTTCAGCTCGGCGAAGTGATTGACGAGCTGCGTGACGCCCCATATCGCCAGGCTTATGCCAGCAGCGATACCGACTCCTGCGGCGGCTTTCATCACGCCGCTCAACACGCTCGATACCTTGTTCAGACCCTTGGGAACCTTGCCCGTCGCCTCGTCGACTTTTCCCATCGAGTACACCATCGATAGCGCCGCGTCATCGCACGCCTTGCTCACGCGCTTCCATGCGGTTGGCATCGCGCCGAACGTCTGCTTGATGTTCGTGACACCGGTGATGACAGAGCCGATCGCGACTGCGGCCGGGCCGAATGACGCTGCGATACCAGCGCCGAGCACGACGAATTCCTTGGCCCATTGCGGCATGCCGCTGATCGCGCCAGACAGCATCGTGATGAGTCCGTTCAGTTTCTCAATCCACGGAGCCGCGCCCTCGCCAAGCTCGACGGCGAGAGCCTGCGCGTTGTTCTTCATGATCTGCAACTGGCCTGAGAAGCCCTGTGACTTCTTCTCGGCCTCTCGCGCTGCGTCTCCCGCGTCTCCCCACTTGTCGGATATTCCGTTCCAAGCGTCGTTGCTCATCTGAAGCGAGTCTCTCAGCACGTTGTTCTCGTCGGTGGCGTTCGCCATCTGCTGCGCGAGACCTTCGAGGAGCTGCTTGTCACGCACGTTGTTGATGCCCATCTCGGTGAGCTGCTGGTTGACCGACTCGCCGTTTCGCTGCATTCTGCCAAGGCCCTCGATGAACGAGTACATGGCATCGGATGCGCTGCCCCTGAACTTCGCGGCGAAATCGTCCGCGCTCATCCCAGCGACGTGTGCGTACTGTTCGAGATCGTCCCCGCCGTTCGCGACGGCTGTCTCCATCTTCGATACGAAGCGCTGCATGGAGCTACCTGCGGCCTCCGCTTTCTGACCGGTGGCGGTGGCCGCTGTAGACCACGCCAGCATTTCACTCGCGCTCATGCCCGCCACTTTGCCGACGCCCATGAATCGCGTCGCGATGGTCATGATGTCGGACTCGAACGCTGGCTCTGAGTTGCCGAGTCGAACGAGAGCGTCGCCGAAGTGGTCGTAATCCTCGGTCGTCATGCCGAGAACACTGCCCATCTTGCCGAGGTCGGCTGCGATGTCCTCGGTGTCCATGTTGGTGGCTATGTCGAGGTTCGATACGGTTTTCGAGAACCCTTCGAGCTTGTCGACCGTGATACCGAGCTGACCACCGATTGCCTCGATGGAGAGAATCTGGTCAGCCGACGTGACGTGCGTGCGCCCGTAATCGAGAGCTGCGTCTTTAAGATGCTCGAAATCACTCTCGGTGCCCTGAACGGTCTTTCGCATGTCGCGGTACGCCGAATCGACTTCCTCGGCGGACTGGATGGCGTAGCGACCGCCCATCATGATGGCCGGTGTGAGCGTTGAGTACGCGGCATAGCCCATGTTCTTGACCGACGCGCCGAAGTTCGCCGCAGCCTGACGCTTCATCGTCTTGCCGTTGAGCCTGTCGAGTTCGGCTTCGTATCTGATGAGGGCGTCGCGTGCTTCGACCCATTCCTTTTGCAGATTCGCTCGTTCGAGGGAGTCTTCGACAGTGGCCATCTTCGCGTTGAGTTTCACGAGCGCAGACCTGTACCGGTCTGCCTTGCTCTTCAATTCCACCCACGTGTTCGAGCCTTCGGCTTTTTCCCTGCCGTTGAGCGCGACGAGTTTACGCATCTCCTCATTGACGAGAGCCAGCTTATCTTCGGTTGTATCGATTCCATTACGAAGTTTCGCCCAAGCGCCCTGCATCTTCTCGACCTCGGCATAGACATCTTTCGACGAGGCTTCGAGCTTGTCGAAACCCGGCGTGCTCTCGATTGCCGCGAGGCGGCTCCTCAGCTTGTCCGTGACGCTGCTGATGGCGTTGGTGTGCTCGCGCAGCGCCCTGGCTTTGGCAACTGCCGCTTCGATGCTCTTCGGCATCTGCTTGTATGCGTCATCCATCTGCTCGACTTTCGCGCGAGTCCTGTCGATGACGCTATCCATGCTCCTGAGTTCGCGAGTCGTGCGTGCCACAGAGCCTTTCGTGCCTGCGGAATACAGCTCGCTCTTGAGCTTTGCCGCTTCGATAGCCGCCTGTCGCATCTCCGACTTCGCTGCGACGAGCCGGTATTCGAGTTCGCGGAAACTCTGGGCGTGGCCGATCGCTTCCAGTTCGCTCCCGAGACGCTTGCTCTCGTCGTGGAACCTCTTGTACTGCCATATGAGCGTGTTGATTCCGCTGATGCCCTTGCCGAAATCTCCGATTACGAGATTGCCCTTTGCTTTCCCGTTCATCGTGAACAGCAGGCTCTTGAGCTTCTTGACCTTGCCCTCCGTCGTGCTGACGCCGCGCACGAGTTCCTTCACGTCTGCCAGAGCATCCTCGAACTTCACGCCGCCGGCCTTCGCCTTCACGCGGGCCACGGTCTCGTAGAGGTTTTGCAATTTGATGTTGACATCGTTGTACTCGTCGCGCACCCTCTGCGTCGAGTAGTAGATGTTCTGCGTGTTCTTCGCGAGTTTTCTGGTCGCATCGGATGCTTGGTTGAGACCGGTGCGCATGAAGTTTGCCTCGCGTGCGGTAAGGCGCATCCTGTCTTGCAGGAGAGAGACCTTGCTCGCCATCGCCTTCACGTCCGCCGGGTTGAACCGTAGGGCTTTCGTCATGCGATTCATCTCGCGTTGAGCGAGACCCGCCTGACGGCGGATTGAACCTAGCGCGGAGTTGAGGGGACGGGCATCAGCGCCCAGCCTGATGGTTAAACCTTTGAACGCCTCGGCCATTTCAACTCCTTACTACATGCTCATAAGCATCTTCAAATCCGACGGCTTGGCATCAACCGTCTCGTCGACTTCCGCACCGTTCATGTCCTCCCATTCCCATAGGAGCTGGACGAAGTGCGTGTACTTCATATCGCGCATATCGCGCAAGGTGAGCCCCGCCTTGAGGCCGCACACGGTCATGTTCGCGTACGGCCTCGTGGTGCGCTGCGGGGCGTCAGTTTTCTTCTTCGGCGTCCTCTTCGGGAGCTTCGGAACGAAAAAAGCAGTCCGATATTTCCTCGATGAGCGAGTTGCGGACATCCCAGAGGTTAAGCCCCTTCATGTCGCGTACCCACTCCGCGTAGCGCTTCGTGGACGGTTCTGCGGTCTTGACCGCCGCCCACAGCGCTCGCGTCAACTGCGTCCAGCCGACCTTGGTGAAGTCGATTCCGACAAGCGCGCCGTCATCGAACGAGAACTCGCCCGAATCCATGCGCTGCACGCCGAAGATGTCGGCGATGATGTCGCCCTGGAACTCGGCCTCGTAGACCTGCGCGGTATAGAAAGTGACCTCTGCCTTGAGCTTTCCCGCATCTGTATCGAACTCGAACATGGACTGCCTCCTCCTAAGTCAGTTTTCGCTAAGCCGCGGTCGCGGTCGGGAGCACGACGCTCTCGAAGAACGCCGTGTACTTCGCGGTGTTATCGGCGGTCTTCTCGATATGGCCCTGAACGACCGGGGTCTTGGTGCCGTGGAACGTGAACTCGCGCTGCGAGATGCGCAGGTTGAGCGTGTCGGTGTCGACCTCGGGGCTGTCGTTCTTGGTGTTCGCGTTCATCTCGGGGCGGGAAGCCTTGCAGTTGTAGAACACGAAGCCGATGGGGTTCTGGTCGCCCTGCATCTCGGTGACGAGCGCGAACTCAGCGGGCTCTGCGGTCGTGACCTCGAACTGGATGCCAGTACCCATGTCGGCGACCTCGCCGAGCAGGTCGACGCGAATCTGGTCGGTGATTCGGGCGACCTCGAAATCGACGGAATAGCCGCCGTTGGTGCCGGCGAAGCTGTAGAACACGCCATCGTCGGCGTAGAAGTCGCTGGAATCGCCGCCCTCGCGAGTCATCGAGAGGGAAACTGCGCCGGGGAAATCCTTGAGTTCGCCGTATGCGCCAGCGCCCTCGTTAGCGCTGGGATCCCAGATAGCGTACTTGGTGTTCTTCAAGCCGAAGCGTACTTTGTTAGCCATCGAACTCTCCTTCTATTTGTCTGAACTTGTAAATCACGATGAGCATGTTGTCGTTCTCGACATAGCTCTCGTCTCTCCTCACGTTGCCGAACTCCTCGCGGAGCGCGTTCGCGAGGTTTTCCTCCAACTCCTTGTCGCGCCGCTTCTCATACAGCTCGACAGTCCAGCGGTGGGTGACGGCTATCTGCACGTCACCTGCGCAAATCGGGTAATCCTCGCCGTAGTAGCAAGCCCACGGAAGCTCGGGGGCCGAATCGTTGATCCACTCCATGTGCGTGCATGGAACGTACTGTGATACCGTGCCGTATACGTCTTTGTGCGACATGCCAGAGCCTCCTTCCTGCCCGTCACTTTTCAAGCGCTCTGCCGATTTCCCGCTGCATGAGACTCACGAAATCCTCCTGAATCTCCTCGAACGCGGGTGCCATATGAGGGAACTTCGCGGTGCTGCGCGTCCCGTTGGGGGTCAGGTGCCCTTTTTCGAGAAGGTGGACGAGTCCGGGCTTGGCCTTGTTGCCGATCTCGCCGGAGGGCATGTTGCCCTCGTGCGTCATTTGGCTCCTGAACCCGCCTCTGTACTCATCAGACCACGGGTGCCTGCCGATGCCGTCCGTGTATTCCCCACGGAGCAGCTTCGCGCCGCTGCGAATCGACTTGCGCGTGGCGTCTGCCGCAGCGTCCGTCATCGCGTCGTTCGCATCTTCGAGAAGACTGGTGAGCGCGATGGCGAAATCGTCGATGTCAACGCTCCTATTCGCCATCGTCGTCGCCTCCTTCGCCCGAAGCACCGTCTGCGGAATCGGATTGCTGGTGACGGAGGGTGAGCACCGTGAACTCGCCCTCCTTCTTCACCACTTCGACCGAATACCATTTGTCGTTGAAAACCACGTCTCGCTGACCTTGGTACTCGGCGCTCCTAACCTGAATCTCGGCATCAGCCGAAATCCCTATCTCGTACATCGACGACCACGTTGACGCGCCAACCTTGCGCTCGTTGCAGAAGATGGGCGTCTTCACGTCGACTACCTGCTCCACGCCCTCGTCATCGAGGGTGTAGGTCTTGGCGACGAGCGTGCATGTGGCGTTCCATCTCAAAGCGCACTCTCCACACTTGCCTCTTTGGCGGCGATGTTGGCGGACGAGTTCATCAGGTCGCACACGATGCGCCTGTAGGAATCGTCGAACCGAACCATCTCGTCGTTGTCGAAACCGAAGTGGGCTTTCGCGTAGGTGATGATCGCGTTCTTCACCATCGCGCAGCTCGCCTCGTCGTCCGCTCCTGCGGGGAGCAGGTCGGGGTCTACCCCGACTCGCTCCATATCCGCAATCGCGTAGTCGATGAGCATTTCGACCTCGCCATCGAAGGCTTGGGTCGTGAGCCTGAGCGAGAGCCGCGTGTCGTCGAGCAAAGTCATCAGTCGCCATCCTCCTCGGCGGCAGCGGCCTTGCGACCGCGCTTCTTGGGTGCGCACATCTCGACGAGGTCTTGACCGACCTGCTGCTGCCCAGCCGAATTGATTTCGGCCATGCGGGCGGCGGTCACGTCGAACTGGTCTCCGATGCTGCGCAGCGTGTCCTCGGCGATGTCGAGGAACGGCACGAGGGTCGTGACGCGAATCTTGCTATCGACAGCCATTACTCGCTCGCTTTCTTGGCGGCACGGCGCTTCGCAGGGGCCTTGGCCGCACGGGACTCGGGTGTTTCCTTGGGAGCTGCGGACTTCTCGACGAGGACAGCGCCAGCGGGCTGCTCGCCCTCCTCGTATTGCCACAGCTTGTCTGCGAACTTGTAGGTGCGTAGCATTTCCGTACTCCTTTAAGCGATGAGCGCGAAGCCAGCCGGACGACGGACTGCCAGACGCTCGCGAACCTCGGCGCGAATCGTCATCATGTTCTTCACGAAGTCGTCCTGGTCGGTGTTCGTGGACTCGACCGTGACGCCATCGGACTTGGTGACGAGGGACGCGCAGGTGCCGAACGCGCCGACGAGGATGTTGCCCGTGGGGAGCTGGCTGGAAACCGCGACGGGCAGGCCCCACAGCGTCGGCTGAGCGCCCTGCTCGAAGTAGCCGCCGCCGACGTACTCGCCGTTGTTGAAGTGGCCCGTGCGGAGCTGCTTCCACAGAGCCGGGGTGATGACCACGCCATCGGCTGCGAAACCGCTCATCTCCTGAACGTCGGCGATGGCGTCGGCGATGGCGTCGGCGATGTCGATGGACAGGTCGGTGAACGTGGGCGTGGTGGGCATCTCGATGGTCTGGATGCCGCTGGTGCCCAACAGCTCGGTGATGACCGTGTTCTGACGGACGACGTTCAGCTCGTAGACGAGTCGACCGTTGATGGCGCTCGCGAGGAAGCCAGCGTCGTCGATGACCTCATCGGACTCCTTGATGAAGGCCGCGATCTTCTGAAGCGTCACGGTCTTGGGAACGGGGTCGGCGAAGTGAACCTGCGGCTTGAGAGCGCCCTCTGCGGTGACGGCGGGAGCGCCTTCCATAGCGCCCTCGACGTAGTAGACGAGCGTGTTGCCGCTGATGACCTCGTGGTTGAACAGGTCGAGGACGTTCATCGGCATGCGGGCGCCGGTCACGATGTTCTTGTCGTAGGTCGTGATGGCGGGAACGATGGAGGACGGCGTGAGGTGCGCGTCGGAAGCGGCACGGTAGGCCGGGGCGACGAGGTGGAAGCTCTTCTCGTGGCCACGCTCCTTGACGTAGGCCGCGAAGTGGTCGCCGAGGGTGTCGGCCTTGCGCTCGGCGGTCTCGGTCTTGGTGGAACCGACGACCTTGCCAGCGCCGCCGATGACCTGAGCGGCCTTGTGGTTGCGCAGCTCCGCCATCTTGTCACGACGGGCGTCCTCCTCCTTGATGATGTCCATCTCGGAGTCGATGGAGCGCATCTGCTCCTCGGTGGCATCCTCGGGCAGAGCCTCGGCGAGCGAGAGGATGAGCGAACGGCGCTCCTCGTACTGGTCTGCGTTCATGGCGCGGTAGGCCATGGCGTCTTTCGGGTCAAACTGCATAGTTTGCCTCCCTTTCCTAACGGATGTTCATTCTCTTGGCCCGCATCGCAATCTCCTTGCGCTTGCGGTCAAGTTCGCGCTGCTCAGACTCCCTGAGCCGCCTTGTCTCGATCTCTCCGTTAACGAGGCAACGTGCGCTTATCTCGGTGTTCGGGTCTGCGGGGCAGCTAACCGCGCTGACATCGAACATCTTTTTCACACGCGTGATGCGCGTGGTGAAAACCCTGTTCTCCATGTCCTCGACGTAAGTCTCCTCGGCGGGGATGAACGCCCAGCTCATGCGGGTGACGTTCCCAACGGCGATGTCCTCGTACATCTGGCGTGCGAGGCTCGTCTTGGAGAGGTCTGCCGCGATGAACAGGCCATGGTCGTTCGGCTCGAAGTAGAGCGTGTTGTTGGTGTTGCGTGCGTAGACCCTGCCCTCGTGGTCGTACTGGAAGATGACATCGCTCATGTCGCACCCGTCGAGAGCGTGGCGGTCGATGATCTCCACGTACTTCCAGCCATCGCTGTCCTCGAACAGCACGTACGGGTCTTCAAATGTCGTGGCATAGCCCTCGACGTAGTACTCGCTGTTGAAGCGGTTGGCGGGACGTTCGTATTCGGCGTCGTCGGCGACTCCGACGACCTCGGTATCGGTGACCGGCATGAGTGGGGCCACCATCATTCGGTATTGTCTCTCTTGCGGTTTAGCTGGCATTTTCAGACCACCTATCTTGATTCGTGGACGTGACATCGCCCGTGTCGGTGTCTCCGGCGCTTCCATAGCCCTCGGAGTCAGGGCGGATTCTGTCGGTATCTGCGCTGTCGATGTCGTTTTCTGAGTTCTCTCCGGCGCTCGCGGCGTCGGCTTCGGCCTTGGCTTTCTGCGCCGCGAAGATTTCCTCAAGCGTGTGGCCGACCTTGTACTCGCCGCGCAAGATGAAGGTGTCGCCACCCTCGACGGGCGGCATTCCGAGGATTTCACGGCCCTCGTTGATGGTTATCATCGCTCGGTCGGTCATGTCCTTGTTCATGTTGCGCTTGGATGCTGCGGACATGTACTCAAGCCTGTTGGAGCTGAACACGATGCGGTTGTGGGGACGCTCGCGCATGGTGAACGTGGCCTGCGTCAGAGCCTCGGAGAGCATGATCGCGAACGGCTCGATGCATCCCTCGTAGTAGGCGTCCCACGTGTTCTCGTCGTAGTTGTTCTGCAAGATTCGGCGGTTGATGCCGAAGTAGTCAAACACGTTGTTCTCGATGCGCTCCATCTCGTCTGATGGAATCGTCCAGTTCTGGGACTTCAACTGCTCGATGGAGACGAACGTGTTGTCGTAGACCATGAGCGGCGTGTCGTTGTCGTCGGAAAGATTGTCCTTGGCGAAGCGGTCGCGCTTCTCCTTCATGGCCTCCTCGCGCACCTGCCCGTTCATGTGTCCGATGAAGCGAAGCTGCGCGGAGTCCGCGATCGACTGCCGCTGCGCGTCCTCCTGGGCCTTGAGCATGGCGAGCGTGTTCGCGAGGATGTTGCCATCGCCGAACCAGTCCGAGAGATACTGGAAACGCGTGACGATTGCCACGCGGTCAAGCTCTATCGCCCTGTTGTCACCATCGTAGGTAGTCCACCTGAGCCAGTACTCGCCCTCGTAGTCGACCACCTGCGCCCATGCCAGCGGCAGCGGGTAGAAGCCGATCTGCAAGTCGGTTCCCGGCTTGAACTCCGGGACGATGCAGACGGTCGTGTTGTTCATGTAGAGCGTGGCGCAGCGATGGAGGAACTGCGGCCACGTCTGGAACTCGTTGGGGCAGGTCTCAATGGCGCGTCTCACCCGTGGTCTGGCCGAGCCGTGAATCTCAGGCTTGAGCTTGGAGCACGCGACGGAAAAGCGCTCGATGACCGAGCGGACGAGCACCTGCTTGTACATCGACCCTTCCCAACGCGGGGTGTACGGGTTCGAGCCGACCGTGTTGATGGTCGCGGTCTGCTGCTGGTACTTGTCCTTGCCGAGTATCTTGTCGAGGATAACGCTCAAATCAGTCCAAACGTCGTAACCCGTATTAAGTCGCAGTGCAGCAGATTGCGTGTGTCTCACTTTTGCATACACTTGCTGTATCACGATATAGCACGTATCCACTCGTAGCACTTAACACATGCGCTTCGGGTGCTTTCGGGTGGTTTCGGGCGATTTTGGGAGGTGTCCAGAGGGTTGCCTAGCAAGACGAAGCTCGAAGTGGCCGTCGAGAAGGCCGCTGGGAACATGAGCGAGGCGAGACGTGAGATAGTCATGTCGCAGATGCGCGAGTACAAGCGCAACAAGGCCCGGATACTCGAAATCTCAGATGCGCTCTCGGTGCGCGTCTCGTCAACCACATCGAGCGCTGCCAGCGCGAACGCCGCGACGAGGGTGGCCCTCGCCAACGAGATGTCGGCGCTCATGAAGGCGAACGCGGAAATATCCGACAAGCTCTTCGACAAGCTCGGAGGAGCGGACTGACGTGGGCAAGCGCGTTAAATCGGATGCCGAGAAATACCTGCTCGACGCGCTCGACGGCAAGATCGTGGTGAACAACCGCATCAAGCAGCTCGCGAAGATGATGCTGCCGAGGTTCGAGAGCGGCCACAAGGAGTGGCACTTCGACCTCGACAGGGCGACGCGGCCAGTGCGTTTCATCGAGACGTTTCTGCGGCTCGTGGAAAACGGCGAGAGGTTCATCTTGGAGCCGTTCCAGAGAGCGGTCATCGAGATGGCGTTCGGGTTCGTCGACGGCAACGGAGCGAGGCAGTTTCAGGAAGTGCTCATGGTGTGCGGTCGGAAGAACGGCAAGAGCCAGCTGAGCTCCGCGCTCGAACTGTACGCTCTCGTGGCCGACGGAGAGGGCGCGCCGCAGGTGTACAACTGCGCCACGTCGAAAGCCCAGGCATCGCTTGCCTACGGCGGTGCGCTCAAGATGATGCGCAAGTCGAGAGACCTGTCCTCGGTGCTGCGCAAGGGCACGGTTCCCGACCGAGACCAGGACGGCATCATCTGCGACAAGAACGACGGCTACATCACCGTCCTCACCAACCAGACGCGCCACCTCGACGGCCTCAACGTACACTTCTGCGTGTTCGACGAGATGGCGGCATGCACCAACCGCGACCAATACGACCTCATCAAGCAGGCGATGTCGGCACGCGAGCAGCCGATGATATGGGCGATCACCACCAACGGCTTCGAGCGCGACAACCTCTTCGACGAGCGTTACGACTACGCGTGCGGCATCCTCGACGGCAAAATCGACGATGACCGCATGCTGCCCGTGATATACGAACTCGACGACCGCGAGGAGTGGGACGACGAACGATGCTGGATCAAGGCCAATCCCGGACTCGGCACCATAAAGAAGGTCTCGGCGCTGCGCGACAACGTGAACATGGCGAAGCAGTCACCGAGCTTTCTGCCCACGGTGATGACCAAGGATTTCAACATGCCCGAGACGAGGGCGAGCGCATGGCTGTCGTTCGAGGAGGCCGTCAACACTGCGCCGTTTCCCGAACTGCCCGAATCGGGCAAGCTCTCCGACCTCGGATTCACGTACGGCATCGCGGGTTTCGACGCGTCCGACACCACCGACCTCTCGGCGGCGAAGATGCTCATGATGCGCAAGGACGACCCCAGCATCTACGAGCTGTCGATGTACTGGCTCCCCGAGGACGCGTTGCGCGAGGGAAGCGGTCACAGGCGGGAGCGCGACGATGCTCCGTACAGGCTTTGGGAGCAGCGCGGACTGCTGCGCACGGTTCCCGGCAACATCATCCCGAGAAGCGTGTTCTACGAGTGGCTTGAGGAAATCAAGGAAGAACTCGACGTGTGGACGTTCGCAATCGGGTACGACCCCTGGGGCTTTCAGGAATGGCACGAGAGGTTCGAGCAGTACGCGGGCAAGGACAGGAGCGAGATCGTGCGGCAGGGGCCGCAGACGTTCTCCGCGCCCATGAAGGAGTTCCGCGC